TTGAAACAATATCATTATCACACGGTTCGTAAAAAACAAGAAACATATAGGATGCATTTTTATCCTCATTAGCGGATATCAAATGATCAATCGCGCGAGAATAATAGTCTACTGTCATCAATGGATGGACATGTGGGTATTTTACATAGTCGCCTATGCGAAAATGCACACTTACTAATGTACGTTGCTTATTCGGATTCCCGCTATATTCACTACTCCACAATTCATTTCCGTAAAGTTGTTTGATCCAATTTTGCTGTTGTTTTATCTGTATGATGTCACATACCTCTGTATATTTATCTGCAAAATATCGATAACTTTGAAAATACCCGTTAAGTCGAAGTGGTTTCGGATATTTTACAGTTTCAGTTGGCGTTGCCGTATAATGAAACCCGATTTCTTCCCACCGTGGCAGTGATTGAAACATTCGCTCGGTAACATCGGTTGACGGTGTGAGATACTTTCTCAATCCGCGAAATAAGGTTGACCAGAATGTATAACGCGGATATCCAACTGTTCCGTCTAATACTTCGTGTTGCATAAAAAAGAATGTGTCTTTATTACGTAGTGCCGTTGCGATTGTTGCGAATATCTGAAACAATTGGTTACCCAATCCTCCCATAATTGTAATTGTTATCATAATGTTTGTCGTCTACTAGTATTATCATGAATCACTTTTAAGTTCATTCGTAATCAATCGTAAATAAATCGTAATCAATCGTAAATAAATTGGTATAAATAATATACATTCATTATATTATTTGTATTTTGGCAAGGTTTGTGTCATCATCATCATCTATCTATGCTTCGTAGATTTTCAGATATAAAACACGCAATTTATATCAATCTAGATACGCGAAATGATCGACGCAAGTTATTCGAGAAACAGTTCGAAGAACTTACCGCACTTTACCCAGAAGATTTCAAATTTACTCCGGTTCCGAGATTTTCAGCGATCAAGGACACTCAAAATGGCGCGATTGGTTGTACCAAGAGTCATATCGAGTGCTTGCGACTCGCAAAGGCGAATGGATGGGACCATATTTTGATGTTGGAAGATGATGCGTTTCTTATTCATCCAGAAATATTGGTTCACCAGGTTAATTCTTTTCTTTCTCGTTTTCGTGATGAGTGGGATGTCGTTCTATTTTCCGGTAATAACTACCCGCCTTTTAAAGTCGAGGCTCCTGATTGTTTTCGAGTAGCAAATTGTCAAACTACCGGATGTTATCTCGTATGTAGCCGATATTATGATAAACTAATACAGAACTTCGAAGAAGGACTCGAAGCACTTATTGCAAATCCTGGGAATGCTACCGCGTATGCATGTGATTCATACTGGAAGCGCCTTCAAATGAAAGACCGATGGTACTTAATAACGCCGTTGTGCGTAATACAACGCGCCGGTTATAGTGATATTGAAAAAAAAGAAGTCGATTATGAGAAATTAATGACAGATCTTGTAAAAAAGAAACCAGCTCGAAGGTAATCTGAACATACATACAGAATGTTATACATCGGTCAAATAATGATCAACGACCCACCATCCAAAGTCGCGGTCACTTGGGTAATGAAGCCCAGCCATGATGCGGATATTCGCGCACTTGGTGGCGATTTCCATGATTGCCTGTGTTTTTGCAGGAAATTTTCGCGCGAGTATTTTTGCTAAATAATAGCCCTGAATTGCGTGTCCGGAAGGGTATGCTGGTGTATTCCCTGAATCGGAATGTAATAATGTCCCATTTTTATCATTAATGATTTCAGGGGCAATTTGAGCAGGTCTAGCGCGATTGTATACGTATTTTAACAACCTTGCTATAAAGAGAACACGCGAATTGGTCATAATACGATCCATTTCTTCCACCGTCATTTCGTCTGGAGTAATCACAGATGTAAATGCTGCAGCGGGATTCATATCCGTCATGCGAAAGAATGCAATATCGCTAGGCATTCGCTTCATAATATATTCTGTCAGGACGACCTGAATCTCAGTGCGACTATCCGGGAATGCTTTACCAAATCCAGGTATCGTTAGATTAAATGACGGGTACCACCAATAATATCGTTTTTGTTGAACAAGAAGAACAATAATGTACACGATTGCTAAAACAATGAAGATTCTAAAACGATCTGGATCGCGTTCGACAATGTGATAATGATATGAATTGAAACGTTCGCGTAATTCAGTAACTGCACCACTTTCTTTTTTAGGGGGAGGTATGCCAATCCAGGTTCGAAATTCGTTGAATTGAGGCAATACGACCATTGTATTCTTTAATATATACTACTTGAAGCATATATTATAGCAAACCGGGGGTAGTGGTTCGGGAATTTCACTATGTTTAGACACGAAGAGGTGTGGGGAATCCAACTAGGTTGGCGCCGATACCGAAACCAGCACCGGTCCTGGCAGACACTGCAAGGCTGGGAACATAGGTATCAAGGATACTGAAGGTAGCTGCAGCAGTCAGAGCGATCAGCGCAACCTCATCAAAGGACAAACTGCGCTTAGGGATGGCGTAGGCTGCGATAGCGACCATAACACCCTCCACCAAATACTTAATGGTTCTCTTAACGAGTTCACCTAAATCAAAAACTCCGGACATTTGAGAGATTTATTATAAATAATAAGAAGAAATTAAAATGGAATGAAATGGAATAATGCGTTAAAACACTTAAATAAAGTATGACTTAGTATATTATAAATTCGTTTCGCGTTTCATTACATTTCACGCTTCATTATGTCATTTCCACCTCCTTCCGGCGTTGAATTAAAGCATACCAATAACGGCCATGAGAATCCTAAATATATCGACTTGTTAGAGGAAGATAAGCCTATTGCTGGACAAAAGTTCGCATGTCTCTCCTTTGTTTCTCCAGAACACATTTTGAAGCAAAAGGATCATTTCTTTTTCGAGAAGTTTCTTCATTACTGGGATTATCAAAAGTCGATGGAAAAGTTCATCCAGTTTCTTAATTTCGTATCATTCAAGTATCATGTAAATTTCGACAAAATTTCGGCTGATTTTCAAGAGTTTGCTAAAGAAGAGAAAGAGATCCTTCAAAAGACAAATATCTACGACGAATACAAGACTTTCTTAGACAAGCACGAGGACGATCTTGAGAACGAGTTCAACGAGAAACACAACTTTCAGACATCCGTGCGTGGATTGAAGGTGCGTGGTGTCTTCGGCTCACAGAAAGAGGCAGAGTTGCGTTGCCAGATGTTGCGTGAGGTGGATCCCAATCACGATGTTTTCGTCGGGCCCGTTGGAATGTGGGTACCGTTTCACCCTGACGCGTACAAGACAGGGCGAGTCGAGTATATGGAGGAGACACTGAATCAGTTGATGGCGGAGAAGAAGAAGAATGAGGAGCAGGCCAAGACTGAGTTTGATAAGCGTGTCAAGGAGACGAAGGCGAAGGCAATTCAGGAGAATATCAAGCTGGCGAAGGAGAGCGGGAATAAGTTGACACAGATGTTGGCAACTGACGGCGAGACTTTGGTCGATGCCAAGCCGCGTGATCTCGATGGGGATGCAAGTGAGAGTGTTGGCGGCGGTATTTGGAATGCTGGCGACGAATCTGCTTCAGTGACTATGACTGTTGAAGAGATGCGAAAGGAGCTCTTTGAAAGTGAGGACGTCGTGATGGATAAGAATAGCGATCATGGATTGTCAAAGTTGGCCGGTGCGGGGGATGCTTGAACTGAACGTCAGGTTGGGTATATAATTTTTGTGATTATAAATGAATAATTGATTATTATTACTGTAGTATAGATTTACATCTAAACTGATCCCGCTACACAGTAATAATAATCTTGAAATTTGGTTTTGTCTTTTACACTGCGACTCATTTTAGCTGTAGAAAATCCTTCAGCTGCAGCCGCTTTCGCTATTGTGTCCCATGTCTTCAATAGTTGTTTTGAAACGACTAGGCGTTTCTCTACCTTCTTTCCAGTAGTTGATATTTGGACACTGATGACTGGGTTCGGTTGACATTGTATAACATTCTGTGACATTGTGTAATAATCATCGCGTAAAGAAATGCCATAATATCCCTCATTGCTAGTGTTTTCATACCATACAGTCGCTTTCAACGCGTTAGGACATGCGTTAAGATACGTTTTTAGATTCTTCATGTCATTTTCAGTAAGCGTTTTTCCAACAGACAGTTTCCATTTCTGATATTCTTTCAATAATACTGAGTTCAATATTTTACCACAATCTGAGAATTTACATGTTTGAAAGAGGAAAGTTTCGACGTTAAATTGCTCTGGATTTTGATCAGGATTCGATACCACCTTTTTATATTCAACAGTATTAAGTTTAATGCCTTGATAACCATGTATTCCACGAATACGTTTGGGCTTGAATCGAACGTCCATATAATGTTTCAATGCATGGAAAGTCTCTTTCGCAGGTTTTGTGTGAGACCAAAGACGAAACCGTCCTTCAATGTTAACTGATTCTTCTTCAACATCAGGGCGTACAATACAGCACTTTTCAACGAACTCGTGGAATTTCTGGGTGAGTTCATCTTCCGGTAGAAGAACATGTGCGAAGGCGGATTCATTATCACTTGCGACGACTTGAAGCGCTTGGGTTTGTTGTATGGTCTTATCTTTGAGTTCATTATTGGCGAGGGTGAGTTCGTGTATAGTTTTGTTTCGCGCCTCAAGGTCGGTAACAAGTTTTGCATTCTCGGCTTCCAATTCTTGGTTATGTTGAAGAAGTCGGTTAAAATTTTCAACATTGTACATTCTGGCATGAATAATACCCTCAATATGCTTTGAAAGTCGATCAATCGTGAAATTAGTACTGTCGTACGCGATGATTTCGGTTTTATTTTTACCACCGACTTCAATCGTACGAAGATGACGTTTAATTTTGGGGTGGGCTTTGATTTGGTTTTCGATCTCAACTTTGTTATGAACTCGGAATGCTGCGGCGAGAATGAAATTATTGTATTTTTTATGATGATCGGCAACGCGGGTAGCGAGATCGTTGATTGTTCGAGTTGAGCGCGGAGTTCGCTGGTTTCAGAATCTAGTATTTGGTGAAGGGTTTCTTCCAAACATAAATAATAATCATGTATTTCACCTGCTTTCTTGGTTTGTGCTTTAAGGCATAATGATTTGAAGCATCGAATAGTGAGTTTGATAGTTTGTTTGTTGTGGCCGCCATGTTTTTTGGGTTTATCTGAAGACGATTTGTCTTGTGAATGAAGTGATTGGTCTTCGTCGCTATCATCAGATGATAGATTCTTATAGTCTACATCAAGTTTAAAACTACTCTCGATTAGTAACCTTGCATTAATCTTTTGAGAAAATCCTAACCATCTCCATATATTATCCAAATCAACAACAAAGTCAGTATTCTTATCATAATTCAAGTAACAATAAAAACTTCCAACGAATAATTGTTGTTCAAATGTATTAAAGTTTTCTTGGATTTTTTCAAGGAATATATTATTGTATTTTTGAGACAACTTCATAATCGGATTTTTCTCGATAAGATCAACGATATTGATAGTTGTAGAAGAAACTATTCCGGTGGGATAAGTTGACGACATGGTGGTAATCGTATATTATACAATGTATATACAGGTGTCTTTATATTGGTTTTAGATATTAAAGCAAAAATATAAAATCAACTATCATTTATATATTTAAAAAGCAATATTTATTGAAATGCTAATATGTGTAGATCTTGCTTTTGTTTCAACAAAAGCAAGATCCTTATCATTTACCGTAACATATTATTAACCAACTAATATAATGTAATTTCAGTGTCACCACTTACTCTTCTTGACATTAATCTTTGGTCCCTTGCTGTTTTTCGCTGCAGCAGGATCGTATGACTGGTCACCTTCATCGTCAGAACCGAGATTTTTCGATATTTCCCAGAACTCCTTACTGCCCAGCTTGAAAGGCCCGTGCTGTTGCGCCTTATACCAGAAGATTTGGTCTTGTAATTTATTGGATTTCGCGTTGTTATTGATCACGAGACACTCATAATTCTCGGTGCACTGATCCATGACCTGAGTAAAGCTCTCAAAGGTGGGGAACATACCCGCATAGTTGTCATAGATACGCTTACGGTTCGCAATATATGGTTCACGAAGAATAAAAACGTAGTCGATATTGGTGCGGAGATTTGGCGGGATACCGAGCGGATATTGCATTGTGATAACCAACATGATCTTCCAATGACGCCCGTTCATGAAAAGGAGGCGCATCATGACGTCCTTCGTCCATTTGTTATCATACAGACAATCATCCAACACAACAAATGTACGTGGATCAATGGATGATTTCTTATACATATCCTGTTCCTTTTTCACCTGTTTCAGGACTGCCTTCTGACGCTTGAGAATATTTTCGATAATGGCGGTATTATACGCATCATGAATGAAGAGTTTGGGTACATGCGCGGCGAAGAAACCGTTGCCTGCTTCTGTACCTGAGATCACGGTTCCAATCGGAATATCCTGATGATGAAACATTAAGTCCTGTACAAGAAAACTTTTACCGGTATCACGACGTCCAATCAGAACGATAACGGGGCCTTTGTTTTCATCAGGACGAAAGCTGATTGCTTTCATATCAAATTTTGCAAGTTCTAAATTCATGTTATTATGATGTAATAAAAATTGGATATATTATTTTTGTTACATTTTTACGAATGGAATGGAATGGAATCAAGTGGACGCCCGTTTAAAATCAATATAAAACTTCTATTTATCAATCATATTACATATTACATTTAGGAACAAACATGTCTTCGGCATTCAAGCTTCATTACAGAAAACATAAATATACCCCTGATACAATTGAACCTGCATTATTGTATGATATCCAGAATTATATCCCTATCTACTCTCGATTCTTTGATATCAACGAGACCAACTACAATGGAATCCAGTTGAATCAAAAGTATTATTTACAAAATATTATTTCACATCCATCGCAAATTATGGGTGATGACCGGTCGGATGACCATGATCGCGAGCGCGAGACCCGCTCTCTAAACCATCTTGAAACCGTCATTGCCGATGATGACGGAAATACAAACAATGTCCCAATTTTTGTCAAATACTCACCCCTATTGGATCCGATTCGTTACCTGTCTGGTAAATACCAGGTTCATCAAAATAAGACTCATGCTCTTCCTAAATACAATTCAACTCTAGAAGAGTGTGAAGAAAAAATGCTAAACACGAACAATACATCGTATGTGGATGGGTTCTTCTCGTATTTAACGAGTCGCGCACTTCATACACACGGTATCGTTCATGGCGTGGATTATTATGGCAGTTATTTATGCAAACAACGCGAGTTTTCTACCAATGTATTTGATGATATTGATTACTTGGTCGGATGTTCTTTTTTCAATAACTATGAAAACGATCTTTTTTCGATTGATTATTCTCAATTTGGAGATGACGTAGAAGGTGATCTCTCGGATGTCAATATTAGTAAGCTCATGAAGATCCGAAACAAAATGAAACCACTCATTGGTGCTTCTGGCGCAGATAGTTATATAGAAAATGCAGAAGATTATCATAATATGAAAAATAGGCTCAACATATTAGAAAATGTATCAGAGTATGAGGTGATGTTAGATACTGAGACGATTACGCCAATCGAAGTAACCGCTTCCGTAGAAGATGTTTCGAGAGATTTGGAAGTCGTTGAATTGAATGTCACTGAGGATACAGAACTCGGTAATTCAACGACATTACAGCCTAAGAATCAAACAAGGGATCACGATTATATGAGTGATACGGATTCATCTCAGTCAAATTCATCATATACTACGATAAGCGATGATGAAGAAAATGCCGATGATGCCGAGTTTGATGTTAATGCATCGACGATTCAGGTTGACGATTCAACGTTTGCGAAAGATAACGAAAGTGGTAGCGACAGCAACACTAGAAGCGGAAGTGGAAGCGGAAGCGACAGTGGAAGTGGTAGCGGAAGTGGTAGCGAGAGCGGAAGTGGAACTGACAGCGATAGCGACACTGGAAGTTATGACAGCGATGACGAACAAATCATCGTGAAAATCAAGGACTTTCCTATTCAGGCAATCCTTCTTGAAAAATGTATTAGTACGCTCGATCGTATTATGATGACAGATGAGCTTACCAAAGAAGAGTGGTCATCTATTTTATTCCAAGTGATTATGACACTTGTCATGTATCAAAAAATGTTTGAATTTACGCACAATGATCTTCATACGAATAATGTTATGTTCGTTGAAACTACCGAGGAGTTTCTTTATTACTTCTACGAAGACCAGTATTATAAGGTCCCCACATACGGTCGCATTTTCAAAATCATCGATTTCGGCCGCGCGATTTACAAATTCCGCGGTGAACTCATCTGCAGTGACAGTTTTCACCCAAAAGGTGACGCGGCAACCCAATACAACTTTCCACCGTATTATAACCCGGATAAACCTACTGTAGAACCAAACTTCAGTTTTGATTTGTGCAGGTTCGCATGCGCACTATTCGATTATTTCATCTATGATCTGCGTAAAGTTGAAAAACTCTGTAAATCAGACCTGATTATTAAGTTGATTGTTAAATGGACAACCGACGACAAGGGGCGTAATGTTCTCTACAAATCGAATGGAGAAGAGAGGTACCCTGACTTCAAATTGTATAAGATGATTTCGAGATCGGTTCATGGTCACATTCCATCTAACGAGATTCATAATCCGTTGTTTGATACGTACAAGATCACACATAAAAAATATAAAAAACATGCTGCGATGTCTGCAAAATTCTTGAAAGATGGCCGAAATACGCATATTCTTATGAATGTTGATACATTACCTAATTATTCCGGCGGCTGTTCAGAAACCTCGCTCGGTGAGCAGGAAGTCCATTCTTCGCAATAAATTCGATATTCCGCATTGTCCAACCCATACTGCACCCAGAATGGCCGGTTTCCATGTTGTTCTGGACCAGTGTAATAATATTGTCGTCGCCGCCACTGAACATGAATCCGCGGTCGGAAGGTGGACTGTAATTCGAAAGATGGGTCCAAACATTGATTTCTTTGTCACGGACCTCGGGTAATTGACCGACACGAATAATCGCGCGCATTCCGTCACGAATCATATCCGCAGAATGATTGTCATTCAAATACGAGAGGTCACAATCTCGAACAGCGTCGAAAGTAAGGGGCCAATATCCTTCTTCAGTGGAGACGGAGACAGATTCAGGGGCAACGGTAGTAGCAGAAGACATTATAGCGAATAAAGTGAGTGAACGAACGAATGAGCGATACGACAGGAATAACATAAACACAACAAATCAATTTTTTATGTTTATGCAGTGGATTAGGGTTTTAATAAAATATTCGCCTATAATAATACATTCCATTCCATATGTCCTTTGCAAACACGGTTGCTACATTGGCACCCATCGTGAATTGTATTCAACTCTTTCCACAATTATACAAGTCATACCAAACAAAGCATGTCGAAGATTTATCACTTTACTCGTTGTGCCTATTATTACTGACAAGTGTACTATGGCTACTTCACGGT